CGTGTTGTGCTGTATTTTATCATAATGATTGAAGTTCTTTTGCGATTGCCCGTAATGCTCGTTGATCGGATTCGGCACGTTTAACGGGGTCTCTCACGTAATTGTGTTTCCGCCCTTTCTGGAAATTCGCAGGATTTTCGTGCCATCGGATAGCATAAGGAACGATCGGCATTCCTGTTCCATTTCCACCGCCTGCACTTACCGCTACTTCCATTTTGTTATTCGGATTTTCAAACACGCCTACCGTTCCCGATAAGGTTCCTTCATCGTGCGGCACTTCTTGCAGAACCTCACTCTTTACCGACTCAGCAGCATTCAGCAATCCGCGATGGGTTTTATCCCTCACACGCTTTTTAAGCTCCTTAAATCGTTTATATTTCCACATTACCGTAGTAACACTTCATAATGTTGGGGTTTCGTACCGCCTATGGCTGGAAATCCAGTAAGACGTTCTACAATGTAGGTTCTGCCTCTAAAATCAACCTCGTACCTGTCGTGGTTTAAGTCAATCTTTGGCAAATCATCTAACACCGTTTCACGACCTCTAACCTGTTCGCCTTCACTATCAAATCGCACTTCTTTACCGAGTGTCGGATCAATACTACACGGATATGATTCGATAGTATTTACATCTCCATAGGCATCGGTTCCGACTTTTCGGAGTGTCGCTGATTCGGTTTGGAAAACAGAAAAACTCATATTGAGTAGTGAGCCTCCCGGTCATCAAAGTTTCGTAAATACCTTTTCCACCCATCAGGCCACTTGTCTACATCAGGAATCGCCCCGTGATAACTCACAGAACGTTGCCCTTGCTTTATAGATTGAGCGCCTACAAGGTTATCGTAGTTACGTAATATGTAACTAACAACGTATGCAATTGATCGCCTTAGAGCTTCTTTTAAATCATCATTTGATTGTGCGGGATCATCTTCTGAATACCCTATCAATCGTACCTTAATTCTGTTTTTGCTACTTAAATTTTCAAACCCTGAACGAAAATACATGGGCACATCAGGACGTTGCCTGAAATAGTCTATCATTTCGTATTCGACTTTATTCACTACGTTTGTAAGCTCACTATCGTCTCTAACGGAGCTGTGTAGCAAATCTAAATCATCAACTTTTGAGGGGTCAAAAAAAGTAGCCATTATAAACTATTAACAGATTTACGGCTATCGCCTTCGATTAACTTTTTAAATTCAGATTCACTCAATTCTTTTTTCTTCTGTCGAAGATCAGATATTGAATAACCCTTTTGCTCTGCTAAAGATCCACTCTCTAACTCAATCAACTTGCCTTTATAAGCGGTTTCTATTTCAGGATAGTTACCGTGTATGTAAACACCATCACACTTCTCTACCTCTTTGAAATATCTTGGATTTCGATAAGCAACCCGCCCCTCAAAGGACAGGCTACTTACCTCACCAAAACGCTTATTATCTACGTATACTAAAATCATGCTGTTTCGAGATATACTCCAGCAGTTGACTTCGTATCACTTGCTACCTGATCCCAGTTGCCTGCGGTTCCAAGCGTTGAATCATTCGGGTTAGCTGTAGCAGATGAATATTCAAAGCCTTTCACCTTAACAGTGATAGCATATTCACCCTGCACACGAACGATAAGGTTTTCTTTACCGTCTACAAGACCGCCCCACATGGTTTCGTCCTCTGACTCTTCCAATCGAAGTGCGTTCTCTGCAAGCCACAATGATTTATAACTTGGTACATCTGGGTCATCTCCAGCGCCTGTTGGGTCAATCAATGAATTAGAATCAGTCATTGAAAGTCCTCTGTTTAGCGTTGGAATACCACCTGTGTTTATAGAGAATCCAGCAACGTTCTCAGTTTCTACTGTGAATGAATCACCCAACAGATCATGAATTGGCTTACTGTGCCCCACAATGTGACGCAGATCGCTTGATGCGTCTCCAAATTTCGCTAACAGCGGTGGAATAGCATCGTAATTCAGTGTTTCAGGTGTTTCTCCAACAATAGAATTGAAGTTGGCGGACTCTGTTCCGAGAGCCGTTACAAGAGATAAAAGCCCAGTGTTAAGGCTGTTTTTCATCTTAGATTTTGCAATCTGTTGTCCTACAAAAAACGAATACTCATTTTCTGTGAATCCGATACGCTTAATATCAGTGAGCTTCTTATCATACTGGAATCGCCTGTATAGTTTTACACCTACAAGCTCATCAGATCCAAGCTCTACAGCTGTACCATCATCGTTAGAGGTAATATCTCGACGTGTAATAACATCAGCAGTTTCAGAAAAGAATGCTTCTTTTGAAAAATCTCCAATGTGTTCTCTTGGGATCAGCCGAATAGCGTTGTTTGAGGCTGCGTTGAATGCTTCTGTATTCTGCATTTCAACCTCATACATACCACTATAAAACTCATCTTCATAAATTTGAAATGACATAATATATTTTGGTTACGTTATAGGTTAGCCATCATTGTTTAACGTAACCCGCTGGAGAGGTTTACCTCGTATTTATACAGTTGGGAGCTGTTTACCAAGCTATCAGACAGCCAATGAGGACACTGTCTAAAGACAATATAATGAATTGATGTGAATTAAAAAACCCCACCCTACAATGAGTGGGGATGAGGCTACTGCTCTTTGCTTTCTTTCTTATGCTTTTGGAGAGCTTTTTGGTAACCGTCTTTACCTTCTTTGGCTATGTAATCAAGTTTAGTTGAGGTATCCCATTTAGACGGATCGCCTTTAGGCTGGCTTGACCCCGCACCGCCTGAGCCAAAACCTGAACCTTTTTGACGCTGATCTTTTAGCATGTGCTTAAACCTGTCTGTGTTTTGTTCAAAGAACTTGCCCGGTGTAATAAATCCGTTCCCGTCTACTGCAAACGTTCCATCTTTATCTTTAAGAGCATAATCATTAATTTCATCATTCCAATCAAAGCTATCTTCGACTTCTCGCACAAGGTATGGAGCGCCACCTTCAACTAATGGCTCTAAATACTTACCGTCAATACCTATCTTTTGAGCGCCCTCTATAATAGATGACTTTTTAGCCTTGCCCAGTACAGATTGTAGCTTCTGATCTTTAGAGTTCAACTTAGACTCATATTCCTTTTTCATTCTTTCGGCTACATTCTGCTTAACCTCTTCGATGTCAACATCGGGCTTTAATCCCTTTGGCTTCCCTTCATCATCAATAGATACATCGTACTTGCTAAATACATCACGATGAAAGTCTTTATCATCTAAAAATGCTTTTCGGGCATCTTCTTTAGCACGTTTAGCACGTTCTGAAAACTTGCTTTGTAGAGCTGACTCTGTATAATACCCATCAGGAACGCTGTCAGGAGTAACAACCCCGTAGCCTTCTTTCTTAGCCTTTATTTGTTCGGGCTTTAACTCTACTTCTTTGCCGTCTATTTCTGCTGTGAACATATAATTTTATTTTGTTTTTGGTGAGTGTGTATTAATATACACATTTTAGTGTATTGTATCAATTATACGGACTCCCTCGTATAATCCCTACGTAGGAAAGGATTTTCCTCTACATGTTCGCGTGTTCGTTTCTGCCACTCTCTTACTTTAGACTTTGCCTTCTCTCTCGCTTGNGGATCAACAGCGCTTACTTCTCTTCGCTTCCATTTTTTAACGCCCCTCTCATAATANCGTTGCTTCTGTTGAGCTTCGTACATTTCCCTATTCTCACGGGTTCCAGTATCTCTTTCGGGGGCTTTGTCTCCCGGTGTGTAACCTGAACTGTGATGCTTGCAGTTTGCATGGAACAGCCCACCACCTATAGCGCTGTCTAATGATGGGTACTGGCTTGAAGTTCCTGAAATACTAAACACACGGCCTTGATACGGCTCGCAAAGATCAGAGCATGGAAAGTGAACAGATATAACAATTAAATCCTGCCCTCTCTCTTGAAGTCGGTTCCAATTCGCCTGATTAAACGCTTGTTGGGTTTGAGTCCTTGCGACCATTTCAGAATATGAATCTAACTGCACTCTGCGCCCGTTAGAATACGTGATACCCGTCATCCCTTCATCTGAGAATCTACGCATTAGGTCTTGGCTGAATTGCCTTCGTGTAAACGTATCGCCTTCTCTATAGGCTGTAGCGCTTGCTTCTCGTATTATGTCCTTTATTCTGCCTTCTTGTTGGCGTATTATTGGAAGTCTCGTTTGCCGTA